GATTACAAAACTATATGAGGACGAAAAAGGCTTGTATTTCGAAGCTACCCTTGATAAGATACCTGAAGCAGACAGAGCATTGGAGCATTATAGCAATCAGAGGAAGAGAAAGCACAAGCAAGAAAAGTAATGAATGAGGCTTGTAAAATAGAATGGGAGAATGGGCTTATCACCTTGAATGAATGGAGAGAAAGATTAGGCGACGATACTATTAAAGGCGAACAATACGATATGAGAAAGCCTGAATACGATAAAACACTTATTGATACTGGATTAAAGATGGATACGATTAACCCACAACCAAAACAAATAGGCGATGGAAAAAATTAGGAAGCCCGTTGAATACAAATCATTAGCCATTGATTCATCAGGCGTAATGGTAGAGAATGAAAGCAGAACAATTACTGGTTATGCTGCCATTTTTGGCAATAAGGATATGGCAAAAGATATTCTTGTAAAAGGGTGCTTTGCTAAATCCATAAACGAGCGCGGGCCCGAAAGCAAGACTAACAGAAAGATTGCCTTTTTATGGATGCACGAAATGAGCGAACCATTGGGAAGGATTACAAAACTATATGAGGACGAAAAAGGCTTGTATTTCGAAGCTACCCTTGATAAGATACCTGAAGCAGACAGAGCATTGGAGCAAATGAAATCAGGCACTTTAAATCAATTCTCAATAGGCTATCAGTATGTGTGGGATAAAATGGAATACGATGAAAGCGAAGATGCATTCATAATTAAGGAAGTCAACCTTTTTGAATGCTCTGTTGTAACCCAAGGCGCAAACGACGAAACATTCTTTGCAGGGTTAAAGTCCGACCAAATCGAAAGCGAAGAAAACAAACTATTCAGAGATACCGAAAAAGCATTAAAACAACTACCAATTGAGCAAGCGTATGAGATACGCCAATTGATTGCTAAACATATTTCACTTACTAATTCTAAGCCGATAGAATCACTTAAAGAAGAGGTAAAGCCGAATACGATTGACTACAAACAAATTATTAACTCATTCAAAATCTAAAAGCAATGAACGAACTAGAATTAAAAGCAATGGTATCAGAGCTAGCCAACGAAACAAAAACGGCGGTTGATGCTAAAATTGCTGACGCCACAAAAGAAATGGCAACCAAATCACAGATTGCAGAACTGGAAGTAAAAGCTGCAAAACTTGACGTATTGGAAACAGCGATGCGCGAACAAGGTCTTAAATTGACCGAATTTGAAGAAAAGGCAGCAAAGTTTGTTGATTCTTTGGACATCAAATCAATGTTGGATAGCAAAATGACCAACATTGAAGATATGTTTAAAAGTAAATCAGGCGTATTGAAATTAGACATTAAGGCTGCTGCCAATATGACTACCGACAATACAATTGATGAATCTACATTCAGCATCCCAGCAGACCTTATCGAATCATTCTCAATTGGCGCATTTGCTGGCAAACGTTACGGTACGCAATACATTCAAAATGTTGCTGATGTAACAACCGTTGCTAATTTGCCACAATACAAAACTTGGTTGGAAGAAGGTTCTGAGCAAGGCGCATTTGCCATTGTTTCCGAAGGTGGATTAAAGCCTTTAGTTTCTTATGACTTAGTGCGTAACAAAGCAGAATCCAAAAAGATTGCTGGTAAGTATGTAATTACTGAAGAGTTTGCAAAATTCCGTCAGGAAGCATATACCATCATTCGCAGATTGATTATGGATAAAATGGTGCGTGACTATTCAGCATTAGTTACAGCAGATTTCAATACTGCTTCTGTCGCCTATACTGGTACAACCTTGGATGGCACTATTGCAGCGCCAAATGATTTTGATGCTATAGGTGCTGCTTGCGCTCAGGCTCAATCATTAAACTTCAATCCTAATGTTTTGGTGCTTAACCCACAAGATGCTTGGAGAATCCGTTTGAACAAATCAACTACTGGCGAATACCTTTTCCCAGTTGTAACAATGGATGGTCAAACTCAATTGTTCGCAATGAATCTTGTAACAACTACTTACCAAACAGCAGGAACATTCACTATCGCTGAAGCTGGCTTGTTTAAAATTGAGCAGGAAGCATTGACTGTAAGGATTGGTTACGGTATTACTGTTACTGGCTCTAACCCAGTTACGCAAGTTGTAAGCGACTTTGATAATAACCAAATGCGTGTAATTGTAGAAATGTTCTTTATGGACTATTTGCCTACACCATACGCTGGCTCTATTGTAAAAGACACATTCGCAAACGTGAAAACTGCATTACTACAAGCAATTGAATAACCAAACAAATTTACTAACAACACAAAATAAAACTAATGGGACAAGAAATAACAAGTAAAAACGCTGTAGGCGCACCATTGAATGATGGTTTAATCAGAGGTAATGATATGATTACAGTTTACTCAACTGAAAAAGACGTTTTCCACAAGAATGGAGAAGCAATGTCTGCTCACGTTGAACTAGCTAAAAAGCTGGTAGAAACTGGCAAAGTTACCTATGAAAAGCCAAAAGGCGAAGATTCCAAACCTTCTAAAAAAGAAAAAGAATAATGAAAAAACTAATCTTCGGAGCATTAATGCTGTTCAGCGTAACATCATTTGCCCAATCAACAAGTGTACCTGCAATAGACACTTTAGCTGATGCGGAAACAATCACGTTAGCCCAACCAAATGCAAGCTATTTTAAAGCTATTGATGGCATTATATCGGTTGGTGTGGTTGCTACTAAAATTAGCGGTACTACAGCAGGTAGTGTAATTCTTGAAGCCTCAATTGATGGCACAAACTACAAGGGCGTTTATGGCACTAGCGCAGACACATTAGCGCTTACCAACACATCAGGAGCGCAGGTTAAAAACTGGTTTTTGAATGGTGTTAAGCCAGCAAAAATGCGTATTCGTTTTGTAGGCTCAGGAACACAAAGCACACAAATAAAGGCATACTTTATAAAAAACTAAGTAATGGCAAACCTTATTGATACAACTTACTTCTTTGGGAAAATTAACCTACCACAGCTAGGGCAAGCATCTGTATCTGAAAACCTGACTTTATATATCAATCGTTATGAGCGTTTGTATTTAACTAAGGCATTAGGATATGAGTTTAGCAAGTTGATGTTGGCTAATCCATCAGAAGCTCGTTTTGTAGCATTAAGGACTGGTGCAGAATACACCATTAAAGATGTTGTTAGTAAATGGGAGGGCTTTGTCAATGCTGGCAAAGTTTCTCCTATTGCTAACTACGTTTATTACCAATACTTAGCAGACAGCGCAGAAAATGTAGTAGGTATCGGCACTACGCAAAACAAGGCTGAAAACGCAATGGTTACAAGCCCTATCAATAAAATGGTGGCGGCTTGGACTGATATGCGCGATCAGATGAAACATTTGTATGGCTACTTATACGCTAATCAATCTACCTATCCCGAATTTGATATTAAGCAAACTGACAATTTCGAACCTCAAAACATTTACTTCTAAATGAGTTTGCCTAGACCGATAGTACATGTTTTCGAAGAGATTGTGCAAAATGTATCCGATGACATATTGGTTACATTACAAATTGCGCAGCCTCAAATAGAAGCAATAAACTATCAGTACGGGCATCCGATTGAGATTATACAGACTCTTATTCAATATGACAATTCACCTTCTAAAAGATTTCAAAAGTATCCATTAGTGATGCTGATACAAGATTTTGCTGAGGAAAGGGGAAGAGTAGATGAATATTACAGCGAAGCCAATTTGCGAATTGTTATTGCGCACCACACCGATAAAGACTACAAAGCAGAAGACCGTTACACAAATACATTCCTACCAATACTCTACCCTATTTATGATGCTTTAATGTCCGAAATAGCAAACAGCAGGTATTTTCTAATACCATCAGTTGCAGACATACAGCACACAAAAAAGGATAGATTGTTTTGGGGGAGAGAATCATTAAACGGTACAGACGCAAATTCTTTCTGCGATTATTTAGATGCTATTGAGATTACCAATATGCGCATTAAAGTTGACAATGCGTTTTGCACTTTTTTACTAAATCCTTAAAATATTATACAAATGGGAACACTTAATCAAATTGTATGTTTAGGCGCAATCGGCAACACGGGCGTTGGAACATGTAACTATAACGAAGCCCCATACAAATGGGCAATACTCATTCCAAAGAATGAAGTAATTACGGCTGCAAATGCTGTAAATTTTGAAACATACGTTACTGGCAAACTAGTAAACAATAGTGCTGCTTCACGTTGGAGAATGATTGGCATGTTCCGTTCAATGGAAGAAACGGGCAGAGAAGAACAATCTGAAACTTTTGATGATGGTTTTAAAGCCATCACAGCAGACCCCACCGAATCAACTATTTACACTATTATCGGTTCTTCTTGTGCTGGTAAAAATTTGGATGATTTCGACGGTCAGCAAGACTTGTACGATGTTCTTTACATTGACAAAAACGGCATTGTATTAGGTCAGCAAGTAACCAATGCAACTACTGGAGATTTGGAGATTGGCGGATGGCCAATTGACATGCTAAGTGTAAAAGTTAGAACTAAACCTACCTACGCTGCAACAGCACGTTACAGAGTTGAAATTCTACACACCAACCCACGCCAATTGATTAAAAACAGAGCCGTAATTGATTGCTCTAATTTCCGTTGGTCAAGAATCCAAACTACCTACGCGGTACAAAACGTTACTTTACTAGATGGTTCATCTGCGGTTGCAGGTACACACGTTTTCAGCGTAATGGGTTCTTGTGGTAATGCTAATTTGGGTAAACTATTCCCAACTAAGCTAAATGCAACAGCAAGATGGATTGTAACAAACGCTTCTACTGGAGTGGTTAAAACGGTTACTTCGTTTACCGTTGCTGCCGATGGTGTTATTACGGTTGTTATCCCAACGCCTGGCGCTGCTGGTACACAATATTACCTAACAAGCGCAGGTGTTACCGATTGGGCAACTGATGGAATGCCATATTATGAGGTTCAGTATCCACTTCTATTAACAATTATCAGCTAATGGATATTAAAGTAATGAGTACGGGGTTCAATTCGGACGTCGTACTCTCCTACAAATCTAAACAAGAATGGCTGGATTATGCTTCTGAAAGCCATTTTGTAGGATATAACGAAACTGCCAAGCTAAAGTATTTAACCCACGTTTGGAACGAAGCACAAAAATTAGTAGAGCAGCCTAAACCAGCTGCTAAAAAATCAGCTAAAAAGCAATAAAATGTTTGCAGAATTATTCCACAGAGTATTGCAGTATCGGTACGACCTAACCAAATTAAGGGCAGATAAAGCTATTCACAAGTTGAACAAAGCTAACATAAGGTTTGCCGATGCTGCAAATGCTTTAAATGAGTACGAAGCTAAAATCTTTAGTTATGGCAACAGCAGGGCAGATACTAGCGAAACTACAAGCAATTGATATTGACAAAGAAGTGCAAGATGCCTTTAACGAAGAGGCATATTTCGCAGAAGATTTAAACCGGGAGCAATTGATGGAGGGTAAAGGGGGGGATAGGCAAATGCCTGATTATTCACCAACATCTGTTACAAAATACGGGAAACCAGCAGGACCAATAAAGCTATTTGACGAAGGTAATTTCCAAAAAGGGATAACCTATCAGGCAGAAGGCGAAACGATTAAAGCACTAAGCACAGATAGAAAGAATGATTGAGCCTGAGCGCAAGCAGCACCTATAGCATCAAAATCATTTGGCGCTACAATAGTGCCATCCAAGGTTGTACCAGTATAGGCGACA